GTTCGCTCATCAACGAATTTTACATGCTGTGAAAGTTTCTTTGCATAGTCAACCAAAGTCTCAAGGTCACGGAATGAGTTCACACCCTCACCCAACGGGGCACCGTATTCAGAACGAATATATGCACGGGGTTGAACCCACTTGACTCTCCCATCCGTGGTTTCTAATTTCTCAGTAAGAGGCATTGCGATTGCATCACGCAAATCAGAACATGCGTAATATTTGGTATGCGGTGCCATGATGATTTTGGCATCTACGGTTTCCTGGAACTTATAGGTTAGCGTGTTCGGTCTGTAATTCTTAGACCCTCCGAACCCGATAAAGTCACCCTGATAAATGTTTTTAGTGATTGGCAAATACGCCATGCAATACATTAAGATTTTCTCTAATGCAGGTTTGTGACCATAGTGCATTTCAATATCCGAAGGGGTTTCACATATGATAATTTTCTTCTTATTAAAAACTGACTTAGTGCCAACGAACTGGCAACCCGTGGCAGGATTGCGACCCCAGACAATAGCGGGTGCACCGTCGATCTTAAGTGATAAAAGAAGGGGTAATAAAAAAGCATCCAAAACAGAAAGGTCGCCTGTGAGGATGCTGTCTTCGGGGTGTTCAATGTGAGTGTTTTTTGTCATGGTAAAAACGAAAGTAAAAAAAACGGGGTGTGGGAGAGTAATCATATAAGAACCTTAACTGTTCAAAATGATTGAACCCTCTCCCACTTCTTTAATATACCAATAAAAAACCCCCTTTGGGGGGTTTGTGTGACAGTTTGAGTAATGGCTGGTCAGGCGATTTCTAAATGATCTGCATCTATTAGAATCATGCCGTCAAAGAAATCTTTGACATCATCACCGTAAGAAACGAACCAATTAAACTGCTTTTGAAAAACGCTACAACCGTATTTGACTTCCTGGAGAATTGCATTCAGTCTGGATTTGGTTGTGGGTGTTTCCCATCCGCATGAACTGATTTTAACTGCCTTTAACGCATGGTCATAAGTTGCGATGCTGTGACCATGTAGTTTGACGGTTGAGCAGTTGGTTGATTCATTGTATTCAACCTCAGTATTGGACTTGGACCAGTTGCCTTTGTTAGAAAGAGCGAAGTTCATTTGCTTTTCAATTTGACGCATTTGGTTTGGATCCGTTGGTACTCATTTATAATACCAATAAAAAACCCCCTTTCGGGGGTTTTGTTGTAATTCGTTACACTAACCGTCCGTTTTCAAATGTGTGGGAGCTGGGCATGTTGAGCAGTCTAAAGTCATGTTCGATTTGAGCAAAGAAGATGTAAGATTTGTCTTCCCATTTCTTATACTGATTCCACTTCTTATTAGGAAAGAAATTGTGGTTCATTTGATTCAGTTGGATGACTACCCCTTTATAATAC